CTAAAACTCGCTTATGAATATCTGCCATTATGGTTACAACAAGGTATCGTAGAATGGAATAAGGGATCTATCGAATTAGAGAATGGATCTAAAATTGTTGCATCTGCGACTTCATCATCAGCGATTCGTGGTGGATCGTTTAACATGATCTTTCTTGACGAATTTGCTCACGTTAGTTCTGGTATTGCGGAGGAGTTCTTTAGTTCGGTGTATCCAACTATTACCTCTGGTCAAAGCACTAAGGTTCTCATGGTTTCTACACCAAATGGACTCAACTTATTTTATCATTATTGGAGAGGTGCGACAAAGGAGTTAGGAGAGGAGGGTAAGAACGAATACATTCCCATTGAGGTGCATTGGTCACAAGTTCCGCTATATCCAGGCGGTCCTCTTCGTGGTGAAAAATGGAGAGAAGAAACTATCGCTAATACAAGTGAGCAGCAGTTTCAATCTGAGTTTGAATGTGACTTTGTTGGATCACAGAATACTCTCATATCATCGCTTAAACTAAAATCACTATCTTGGATCAAACCTCTTGAAAAGTCAAATGACGGATTGAGCGTATATGAACAACCACAAGAAAATAGACAATACTCTTGCGTGGTCGATACATCACGGGGTCAGGGGTTAGATTACAGTGCGTTTGTTATGGTTGATGTTACCGAGACTCCATACAAAGTCGTAGCAAAATATAGAAATAATATCATATCCCCACTTGTGTATCCGACTGTGATTCGATCTGTATGTGAAAAGTATAACAAAGCCTTTTGCTTAATTGAAATCAATGACATAGGCGCTCAGGTCGCAGATGTTTTGTATCAAGACTTAGAGTACGATCACGTTTACATGACACAAAATAAAGGTCGTAAGGGTCAAGTTGTTGGTGGTGGTTTTGGTGGTGGGGGTAATCAGTTTGGTGTTCGAACAACAGGTCCAGTTAAAAAACTAGGTTGTTCGGTTCTTAAAAGTCTCATCGAAGAGGACAAACTCATAGTTGAAGATATCGACACAATAAACGAGTTGACAACATTTATTGCAAAAAGACAATCATTCGAAGCAGATGACGGACATACTGATGATTTAGTTATGTGTCTCGTTTTGTTTGCATGGTTAACGAGACAAGATTACTTCAAAGAGATGATGAATACAGATGTTCGTAAAGAAATATATGGAGATCAGATTAAACAAATTGAAGATGATTTGTTACCCGATGGGTTTTTCGATAATGGAGACAGTGTTGAGATGGGAGAGTATGACGGACAAGATCGATGGTTTTGACTTGTAAATTAGCAAAACTATAAATATCAAGAAGCGTTTCTATTGATGAAGTCTTAAAAGGAGAAGAAAATGCCATTTAGCATCAGCCCATCTGTTACAATCACAGAACGAGATCTTAGTTCGATTATCCCTGCGTCATCTACCACCACAGCCGCTTTTGTTGGTAGATTTGATAAGGGACCAGTCGATGTTGTTGTAGACATTAGCAGTGAAAAAGAATTAACAGAAATTTTTGGTAGACCAAACCCAGGCGAACGTGGTGTTGACTGGTTTGTTGCTGCAAACTTCTTAAATTATAGTGACAAACTTAAAGTTGTTCGTGTGAACGAAAACGACGGAACCTTTTATTCATCTGCGCAGGGTGGTTTGACCGCTGCGAGTCTTGCGAATGGTCAAATTTATGTTGGTGGTGCATCTGCTGGTGGTTTAATTCATGATCTTGTTGATCGAGCAGAGTTAAGAGCAAAAGAGCCTGGTGTTTTAGGTAATGGTCTTCGTGTTGTGTTCTTCCCCGCTGGAAGTGATCCATTCGATGCAAACGTTAATGGTGAAACACAAAATGGTTTGGGATATACACCAATCGCACAATTTGATGTTGATAACGTTGAGCCTGGTTTATTCTCATATGTTCCTACAACGACATCCCAAGTCTTTGAATCATTCTCAAATGGAATTCTTAGTGGTATCACCCAAGACGAAGTTCACTTTGCTGTTATCGATCAGTTGGGATCATATAACGAGACATTTGGTGTAACTGGTGCTGTCCTTGAGAAGTTCGAGGGGCTTTCATTGTGGAGAGGTGTTTATGATCAAACAGGTCGAAGCATCTATTACAAAGATTACATCAACGCAAACTCTAATTTTGTCGAAATTGAAGAGAGCGTTCATAGATCACTTTTCAATGCACAGATTCCGTTTGCTGGTAATACAGGTGGTGACCCACTCTGGTCACCCACATCATCGTTTGTTTATGGTCCATTGGGTCTGACTGGTCCTCATGCTGGTCATGATGCATCCCACTTCTATCAAGCGTATAACGCGAGACTTGCTGGTGGTGCAGAGGCTGGAGTTACACTTCCTTATGATGGTGTTGGCTCTGACTCTGCGACAGTTGCTGCTGATAACCCACATACTTTTGCGATTCAAGCAGCGTACAACAAGCACTTCTCAAATGCTGACGAGATTGATATTGATATTCTCATCGGTGGTGCTGCTGAAGAAAGAATCTCTAAGAAACTCGTTGATATTGCAGAGCAAAGAAAAGACTGTGTTGTGTTTATCTCACCACCTTCTTCGCCTTCTGGAACAGAATATAACGATATCGCATATCAAAGCGAATTGGGTGGTTTCTCTGGTGCTGCGAATATTATCAAGTATCGCAACGATCAAGGATTCAACTCTAACTACGCAGTCATGGATACAGGATGGAAACAAATGTTTGACACCTACAATGATAGGTTCAGATGGGTTCCATTGAATGCTGATACTGCTGGTATTGTCGCTCGAACGGAAGACACAATCGCACCATTCTTCTCTCCCGCAGGATTCAACCGAGGTAGAGTGCAGGGTGTGGTTAAGTTAGCGATCAATCCTACTAAGGCTGAAAGAGATGAATTGTACGCAGTGGGTATTAACCCTGTCGTGTCCTTCCCAGGCGAAGGTGCAGTTCTCTTCGGTGATAAGACTCTGCAACGCAGATCATCCTCTCTGGATAGAATCAACGTTCGTAGATTGCTGATCACGCTTGAAAAAGCGATTTCTACCGCTGCGAAGTTCCAGTTGTTTGAATTCAATGATGACTTCACTCGTAGATCCTTTAAAGCATCGGTTGAACCTTTCTTAAGAAGAATTCAATCGGAGAGAGGTATCACTGACTTCAGGGTTGTGTGTGATGAAACAAACAATACATCTGAAGTGATTTCTCAAAATCAGTTTGTTGCAGACATCTTCATCAAGCCTGCACAGTCAATCAACTTTATTAATCTCAACTTTAGCGTGTTGAGAGCAGATGCAACGTTTAGTGAAAGTGTAAGTTAATGTTAAAAACTCTTATAAATATAGAGAAAGGAAGAGTAAATGCCTGATACAATTAACCAGTTTTCACAAGCGTTCGGACAAGGACAGAGATCTACCCTTTTTAGAATCACTGGATCTATTCCTAATGCAAACACAACTGAACAAGAAAGAGTTTTCTTCATTAAGTCTGGTCAATATCCCGCTTCTACTATTGGGTTCATTGAGGTTCCATTCAAGGGTCGTAAAATCAAAAGACCTGGCGATAGAACGTTTGCTGAGTGGTCATTGACTGTCTTGCAAGATGAAAGAAATAATATTAGAGAAGACTTTATTGGTTGGATGAACCGACTGAATAGACACGTTGCAATCACTGGTGACAGTGTTACGGACTCATTATTCCCAACGTGGTCGATTGACGCACTTCAACAAGACGACTCGGTATCGGGTGGTCAAGGAATTGAACTCTTCAACTGCTTCCCAACTGAAGTTGGCGCACTTGAATTTAATTATGAAACAGTCGATACCTTCGCAGAATTCACAGTAACTCTCCAATATGATTACTGGACTTCTAAGAAGACCGACAACTAATTGAAGGATTTTTATAATGCCTATTGATTTATTCGGTTTCTCTATCGGTAGAAAAGGTAGAGAAGCCCCGAAACCTATAGACTCGAACACCGAGGGCGGTGAAGGTTTATCCTTCGTCGCCCCCGATTCGTATGATGGTACAATCAACGTTGAAGCGGGTGGTATTTTTGGTCACTACGTCAACTTTGATGAGCAAGTAAAAAACGAGTATGATCTTATACAAAGATACAGAGCGATGGCGATGTATCCAGAGGTTGACATCGCAATCACGGACATCGTAAATGATGCGTTAGTGATGGATGAATCTAAAAGACCTGTAGAACTTATACTTGAAAATGTAAAACTGTCAGACAATATTAAGAATAAGGTTCAAGAAGAATTTGAAACAGTATTGAGTCTTTATGACTTTAACAATAAAGCGTATGACTTATTTCGCCGTTGGTATGTGGATAGCAAACTTTACTACCATGTTATTATTGATGACTCAAACCCAAAACTTGGTATTAAAGAGTTAAGAGCGATTGACCCTCTTAAGATTAATAAGGTTAGAAAAGTAGAGAAAGATACGGTTAAGAAAAACGGTGGGTCTTTTCCTGTTGTAAAGGGAATCGAAGAGTTCTACATCTATAAAGAAACAGATAAGAATTCCTTAACACCAACCCCACAAACAGGATTGAAGATCTCACCAGATTCTATAATTTACTGTCACTCTGGTCTTATTGAATATGGAAATAAGCGAGTCGTTGGTTATCTGAGTAAAGCGATTCGTCCATTAAACATGCTTCGACAGATCGAAGATTCTGTTGTTATCTACAGAATGTCAAGAGCGCCTGAACGCAGAGTGTTTTATATTGATGTCGGTAACTTACCGAAAGATAAAGCAGAGCAATACATGAGAAGTCAGATGACTCGGTATCGTAACAAGATTACTTATGATCAAAACACAGGCGAAATGCGTGATGATCGTAGACACTCTTCTATTCTTGAGGACTATTGGTTACCACGAAGAGAAGGTGGTCGTGGAACAGAAATTACATCACTCGATGGTGGTCAGAACTTAGGTGAAATGGAGGATGTCGAATACTTCATGAGAAAGTTGTATCGTGCATTAAATGTTCCACCATCAAGACTTGATGCTGAAAACGGTTTTAATATGGGTAGATCCGCTGAGATCACCAGAGACGAAGTTAAGTTCTTTAGATTTATTGATCGACTTCGTAATCGTTTTGCAGACTTACTGTTACAAACTCTACGAACACAACTCATTCTTAGAGGTGTGATGAAGAAAGAAGACTGGGACTCTATCTCACAAGATATTAGTTTCAAGTTCAAAACTGAATCTTACTTCCATGAACTGAAAGAAACAGAAATGTTGAAAGAAAGAATGGAGATTCTTCGTGATATGGATGATGTTGTTGGTAAATACTATTCTGTTGAATGGGTGAGAAAGAACGTTCTCAAGCAAACTGATGAAGAAATTAAAGAAATGGACAAACAGATGAAGTCTGAGACTGATGCAGGCATTATCGGTGGTGATGATGAGGAGGAACCAGATGAACGATAATATTCGTAACATGTTGCAGTATAGTTTGATTGGTAATGAGGATGAGTTTAAACAGGCTTTTGATGCGGAGGTCAATGATCGAATCGCAGATAAGTTAGCACAAAAACACGTTGATGTTACCTCGACCGTTTTAAAACGTGATGAGGAAGAAGAATCAGAGGAAGAATAATTTTTTTTTCTAAATATAGTAGAAACAGGGAGAAGTCATGTTATCAAAAGACATTTTAGATCATATTGTTAATGGTAATTCCACAGAGGCACGGAGTATGACCGTTAACTTACTTCAAGCAAAGTTAAGCGAACTCATGGCGCAAAAGTATGATGAGATCGCTCCTACTGTATTTGGTGAAACTAAGAAAGAGCAAAAGAAAGCACCCGTCACCGATAAAGATGACGATGGTGAAGGTATGGACCCAGTAGGTCAAGAGGACGATGATGTTGACAACGATGGTGATTCCGATAGCAGCGATAAGTATCTAAAGAACCGTCGTAAAGTCGTATCAAAAGCAATTAAGCAAGATGAACAAGTAGGTGCTAGATCCGCTGGTATGCAACGCGGTGGAAAGATGACTTATGGTGTTCGTGATACAGAGTTTAAAGGTTCAAGTCCAGAACAGCAGTCTCGTTTAAAGTCTCGTTACTACCAAGACAAAGAAAGACAAACCAGAGACGCTGAAAGAGAACGCAAACAAAAACAAAGAGAAAAAGAAGCGAAGCAACGTGAGAGGGGAGTAAGACCAGCATGAAACTCATCACAGAAATGACCGAAGACATTCAGATTGTGACCGAATCACTCGGTGAGGGTAAAGGTCGAGAACACTTTATTGAAGGTGTTT